GAAGATGGCTTTGAAGACGAGGCGAAAGAACTTTCCGAGAAACTTGCTGGTCTCAACGTAGAAACTGCCGACCACTCTGACGCAGATAACGTGAACGGTGGTGGTGAAGATAACACCGGCACCGATACCCAAGGTGAAGGCGGCGACGTTCCCGCCGCTGATTTGTCTGTTATTTTGAAAGGTAAGCCCGGGCGACCGAAGAAAAGCAATAGTCAATAATCATAAAAAAGTTTTTAGACAATGAGGAATATTAAGAAGCTTAGAAAGAAGTTTGCTGCGTTCGCAAGCCAGTTGACTCCTGATGAATGTCGGGAGCAGCTGGTTCTCGCATACCTCCAGATGGAACGGTGTTCGCAGGTGTTGCGCGGTGAGGACGTAGAACCCGTGTCAATGAAAGACAACGGCGAAAGTTCTGACCTGGAACTCTTCTATAGGTGCAAGAAAGTCAGTGAGGAACTGGGCTATCTGAATCAAGCAGAGAAGAAGTTCAAAGGTAAGACCATCACCATCAATGTTGACGTTGACTATTCAGAAGCCATCAAACGCATCAAAGACTTCAAGAAAGAGATTGAGAAGTCGCAAATTGAAGCAAAGAAACACCTCGCAGGTAGCATGACACCTCGTCGTGATGTGTTTGTGATGAAAGTTGACTTGGAGAAATACTTTGAGCCAGTTCAGTTTGATGCTGGAGCACTTGCATTTTACAATATGCTTATTGACAGTTTTTCATTGATTGACCAACTACCAAAGGATTTGTTATGCGTGAGAAGAAGGCGAATGTAGTTCCGATGGCATCGAAACATACACAACAAGAAGCTGGTTCAGGTATTCCCTTTGGGCGACCAGCGAAAATGGGAAACTTCCGTCTCTGGAAGTCTTCAATAGTTGTTGGTAAGGGAAAGGCAAAGGTCAACGTTGAGTGCATCAATGTGAGCGATCTCGAAGGCACATGGCTTGTGCGCATTCCTCAGACCTACGAAATGTTTGGCATGTTGACTGTTGCCTACCAATGGTCACAGAGCGATGATATGGACGCGCGCAGACGTGGTGAGGGTTTCATCCGTACAGCGATATCAAACATGTTCTACGTGTCGAATGTTTGCAATTGTTTCTTCCATCACGGCATAGAAATGGTTGCGGCAGCATACGCCAATCCCTCTTTATTGCGGGACGGCGAAGATGGGCAGCGTTTCATTAAAGACGCAAAAGAAACCATTGAGCATTTCCTTGCCTGGCGTGAGGAATACGAAAATCATGCCAAGGAGAACGAGCCTACAGATCAAGAAATGCGTCAGGACGAAATTGCAGAAGAAGCTTTGAAAATTCTTTCTGACGGTGATGGCAAAGAATAAACCCACCGATTTCGATGGGTTTAGGAACGTTGCAATGATATTGCAACATACAGAACGGAAAAGTGGTCGAATTTGACCACTTTTCTTATTATGGCGATTTCGCCATAATTACCCTTCTGCATCCATGGCCGCTTGAATGATTTTGTGTGAAATGCTCATTATCCTACCCATTTCAACAGGTCGCACCTCTTTCAGTTTGTTTTCCTTCAGATATTCGTTATATGCGTAGAGTAGCGGGCATTGGTTGCATTTTAATGGGAGCGCGAAGTTGATGGTGTCAGTTTCATCTTCAGTGCCTTGTTCATTCTTCGCTTTGATTTCGTTGTACTTTGCAAAGAGGTCAGCACGTTCCTTTGAGCCTACAGGCTGTTGCTTTGCAGAACGCAGAATTTCCTTCATTACTTCTTCCGTACTTACCAGTTCCACCTCTTCGAGTTGGACGGGTGTCGCAACTCCATCCTTAACGCGTGAGCGTCTGGAGTCGTAGAGCTTCTTGAACTTTGCGCTGTCCAAGATTGTGCTGCGTATGCTGTTGTTCTGTTGTACCGATAGAGCCTCATTCTCTGGGTAAGCGATGATGTAAGCATCGTTTCCAGAGTAGCCTACCGCCATGAGGTCAGCCATTACGAGATACTGTACAGTTACGTTCAATTTTTTCGCTTCTGTCTGTTTCTGCTTCGATAATTCCATATTTTTTATGCTATTTTGATAAATTTCTTTGATTTTTCTTGGTTGGTTCAGATATTCTGACTACTTTTGCAGTGCGGAATGAGTGAGGGAGGTCATGCCCCCGCATTCTGCACCAGCCTGGCGAGGGGGTGTTTAGCACGAATACGTGGCGGGGTGTCTCCCGCCTTTTTTTATTCGAGTAATCGTAATACACCATCTATATTCATAACGTAAACAGTTGGTAGTTCGGACAAATCTCGCCCCATTGACACAAACCTTCCCTTTTCTCGATTGATAGCCGTCAACACGTCTTTATCTCTCTTTGTTTCCGAATAGAAAATAACTGCTTGCGCTTTTCGCGCATCCTTGTAATACTTTCTAATGGTTCCTTCGTTTGCCATTGGAATATATTTCACATCCCATGTAGTTTTATCAAACCCTATGTCTGGTTTGCCACCACCATTACTGTTCTCTGGCAAAAACTCCACCTGTTTTGCGGCAAAATCAGCGAGTAAACGTCCGACGTGTTTCTCTGCCTGCCCTCCGCTCATGTCTGCTCCATTAGGTTTGACATCTGAGAACTGATGTTTTTTGTGATAGACATTGAAACCACCGTTACTGGGGTTGAAGTATTCCTTTTCCCATTCTTCGCTATAAGCGTCAAACTTTGCTCTTGCTTGTGCTATTGCATCCGCGTCTTCCTGTTGAGTGTGTTCATTGTTTGTTGTCTTTCCATCAAAGCCGTAGATTGGAATGACATAGCAACAGCAATGTCCGTGATAGGGAGGGTAGCCGTCGATGTCTTCCATTTTATGAAATCCGACCATGCTATCACACGTTTCGCAAGGATAACTGCTTCCGCGTAGGACATAATATCCAGCAGCACCGTCTTCCTCATGCTCCATAGACAATTCTTTCATCCAAGCCATCTGAAGAGTGAGTTTTGCCATATTGGTGACATTCGTGCTACCATTGTTGGATATTCCAACTGCACCTTTTTGAACACCCTTATTGCGAATGCATGTTGCATTGAAATCGTCGGCATTGTCGAAAGTTGCACGAACCTCTGGCATGGTGTATATGGAATGCAGGTGAGACTTAACTTTGGTTACAGCATCGGACATACCGATGCCCACCCAACGCAATGCTGCTATTGCCGCTTCCCAATCTTTCATGGTCTTGTATAGGTAGCCATCGAGCGTACCTTGCAGGTTTCGGTTTCCGCGTCCGAGTAGTGCAATCCATGCAGCGATGGCCTCTTTTCTTCCAGACGAAGAGCCGTCTGACACGGGGGCAGTGGAGTAGTCGTAGATAAGATCAAGGATTTCCTCTTCTGCGTTATCCATTACTTCTGCTATTTCAGCCATCATTTTTTCATTGTATTGGCTGCTGATAGAGAACTTTTTCGGGTCAACGTTGTACTTATAGCAGATAGTGACGATTTCCTGTGCTGCGTTAGCAAGGCATTCGTCCGCTTTCGCCTCCAGTTCCCTGGCATAATCTTCACGTCGCAATATAAACTGCTTTGCAGAAGCTATATCTTCCTGTGTCGGCAGTCTATATTGCGACGTATCGAGTGATATTTTAATATTTGGAGTCATGGTAAATCTTTTAGTCGCTGTAATACGGCGACATACTCAACATTTAATGGGTAGCATCCCACTTATCCCATTTTGATTTTGCTTTTCCTGTGGTGGGGTCAATCTCATTACCATTTTCATCCCAAGACTTCCCTGACTTGTTTTTTCTTCCGCGTGCCGTTGCTACGCTACCTTTTGTGCGTTTCCTTGCACGACCTTTCGTTGTGGTTTTATTACCATTTTCGTCGGTCGAAGTGGAAGTTGTTGTTTCCTGTGTGTAGTCGGCTTCGATTTCCGCAAGAGCCTCAGCCTGTCTGATTGAGATTTCCGACTGGATTTCAAGCTTCTGCTCCGTAAGTAGCAGTTCGTGTTCTTGTTCAGCCTTCTTTTCAGCCAGTATGCGCTCCCATTCTTGTGGTGTGCTGTACGGCAGTTTCTCTGATGCCGTCTGCTTTGAGAGGAAGCCACCCACGACCGCTGTATTGAGGTTTGTGGTCAGCTCAGTAATGTTGAGGTGGATATACGGCTCAATGTAGTGGCGAATGTTTGTGTTGATGAACGCCAGACGATTTTCGCTTTCAATACCATATCCCCATGTGAATATATCAATCATCTTATCAACACAGCCGTCGTATTCCTGTGCGTCTGTCATAGCCTTCTCGTATGCGTCCGAATACATGATTTTGAGTGAAACACCAGGTGTATCGCCTGACTTCAGTTCTGGTGTCTTCACCGCGAATGACTGCTTGTAGATGTTGTCTTCGAGTTTGTCAAGTTCCGCTTTATATGCGTTGCTTGCATCCTGACGGTTGAGGAAGCCGATTTCTCCGTCTGAAGGCAGTAGCATAATCTTGGAGGCATAGGACATATCCTTTGTACTCACTTCCTCGCTGCCTTCACCTTTGACATACATGATAGGAAGACCGAAGTCGTGGTTGCTATGAGCAAGGTTTGAGAAAGCAATCTCATAGTTTTCGATTGTCTCTTCTGAGAACGTCCAGCACGGTCCGTTTTCGTCTCGCATGTATGCAACAGGTATCGTGTCAAAGCCGTGTGCCTCCATCCATTCCAGTTTGTAGCCGTCGGTCGAGAAAAGTTTGAAGATAAGCTGTTTTGCTTTATCCAATAAGTTTTTTGGATCGCCGTCAGCCACGAACCTGTAGTAGTAGGTATCATCCCATACGTCAATGTATCGTTTTGTTACACTTCCGTCTTCCGAATAGTTGCAATACGTTCTTGCGAATGTGCTGAGTTTTCCTGTACGCAAGTCGTAGTGCGGGAATAGTTTGTCCCCATTGAGGAAAGACAAAACTTTCCAACCGAACTCTCCTTTGTCAAGGAATCCGACGAAAGCACCGTCACCTGTTGCCTTGACAGACTTTGCCAGTTGGAACCATGCCACCTCCATGTTTTTGTTCGCCCATCCATTTCTGAACTCATTGAACACTTCTGTAGTTTTTTCCGTCACACTTTTGTCTGAAAGTTCAAACTGAATGTCGTTACCGCAAAGATGTGTGAGGTGTTTGACGAGAATGATTTGTTGGAACGAAAAAGCGTAACGAGGAATCTCCTGAATATACCATTTCCCGTCTTCTTCATTCTGTTGCCAAACATCTGGGAACAGTTCTTTGTCGTTAATCAGATGCCCAGCTGGGTCGAGTTCACGCAAGAAGTCTTCCTGTGTAACAATCTTCCTATGCAGGGAGTCGTGTGTGATAGGAACTTCCGAAACATTGTTCCAGATGTAACCATGATCATAGTGACCATCGGGTAAGACGCGGGTAAAAGGCTTCTTCGTAAGAATGTCTCTTAGCTGCTGTGTTTGTGTGAAGTTTTCAGCCATATCTATTTGTGTTTATGTTATTGTCTTGGTGATAGTTTTCTGATAGTTCTTATTCGGCTTCTGCCTCCCTTGTTTTGTAGCCATTTCGGAACGACGGCCTGTGTGTGCTTAATGTCGAATATCTCTCGCATGAAGAGGGCTTCAAAGAAGTCAGGTGAATGTCCTACGACCGCTTTGTTTTTCATTTGCTCTTTGTGTATAAGACACCATCCCTTATCTTCTTTCGACATGTCCTGTTTTACGCATTTTCGTTCAATCTGAAGAATGTCGTAAAGAGTTTTTGTTTCCTTTCCGATTTTGTATTTTCTGCTAAGAAGAGTTTGTTCAATGCTCCATCCCTCTTGCTGTGTTCTTTCGGCAAACTTATAGGCGCATTGAGATTTCTTATTATCATACAAGTATTTGTCTTTCAAGTCAACCGCCTCTTGGTTGTTGAACTTGACAGCATTTGGGAACGCGCCCTTCAACACTTGCCCCATGCCATTCAAGTCGTAGGCGAAATTCTGTTCCAAGACTCCCCATTCCTGTAGTTTTGCTTTCAGTAAGTTCACGGTAGTAAATGGGTCTCGGCGACAGACATAGACATCTGCTACATGGTGTCCTATCCAGAACCATGTCACACAGTTGTCACCTCCATCACCTGCCACGTCGCAAGTTGCGCGTCGTACTTTGTCGCCCACCATCTGCGCGTTCTGAAAGATTTTGTCAAGGTGATGTGCTTGAATCATATCGTCGCCCATCTTTATGACATCCCAGTTTCCGTCAAACTCCCTTGCTCGGATCTCTGGCGGCTGGTTCAGCAGCGATGCTATATACCCAGGGTCGTTCTTTAGAAGAGCCTTGTTGTCTTTCAAACTTGCCTTGATGAAAGTTACCGACTTCACGAAGAAAGAAGTCTTTGTGTAGCCATATTGTTCCCAATCAGGGTCCCAGGCATCATCAATGAGGTCTTTGCATTGTTCGTAAACTTCTTCTGGGGTGTCTCCCCAAATAATGTTGTCAACAGAATCATCCGGCATATAGCAGTATCGAACCACTCCGTCACGTTCTGGAATTGCAAAACCTTTTCTTTCTGGGTGAGTTTTCCCGTCTGAATACACGGTGTCAACCTTTCCAATCCACCAATCCACAAACTTTCTCAACCATGAAAGCGGGTCTGGGTTACAAGTTCCGAGAATGCGCGAATGTACTCCCACCGTGTTTCGGTTTGAAGTCATAAGGAACTTGAACATTTCAAACGGCATTTGCGGCAGCTCGTCTATACCGATGTACGCAAACTGTTGACCACGGAACTTTGTGTCGAAGTCAGACATAGGCATGTCGTAGATGGTAAGACCAAGTTTTGCTCCCGTCTTAAAGTTCCATGTCATATCATCTTTCGACTTATTATATCGTCCAAGGTGAGTGAACCATCGTTTACTTTCGTTGATGATATTCTCGAAATCGTCTTTGTTTTTTCGGAAGATGATTCCGTTGAAATGTTTGTTGCGAATGTCGTACATAGGCTCCATGAGCATCGTCACGGTGTTGTGGTTGATGGTGTAGCCCTCGGTCATATACAGATGGTCTCTTCCCGTGACGGTAATGCAACGGCATTTCTGCTTTGTCTTTCCTTTCTTGATATAAAGAAGTTTCTTTGTCAAAATATTCCTTTCAGAAGGATTTGTCGGAGTCTTTGCATTGACGTGCGCCCGTGCCTTAAAATTTGTTTTTGCGAACAATTCCCCATCGTCAGGTGCAACAAATGAAACTTTCCAATACCCGATTTTTGCAGGATCATCGTCAATCTGTGAAACCCTCGCCCAGATGCCGAGTGATCGT